TGGCGTATTTGTGAGATTGACAAGGTTGGATATTGGAGCGTCAGGGACGTGCATGTGTGCGATGATTACGCACTTTATGAGGACGAAGAAGATGGAACTCAGTTAACCCACTGGATGCCCCTCCCCTCCCCACCGGAGGCCCCATGACACGCCCCGCCCGCGTCACGATGTCAGACATGGCCCGTGCCGTCCGTGCGGCTGATGCTGGACGTGTGCCGCGTGCCGTCGAGATAGCGCCTGACGGGACAATCAGGATCGTGCCGGTTGACCCATCACCCCGGCCCGTCATAATGCCCGCACCGTGGACGCCAGACCAGTGGCTTGGATATGGGAAGGCCGACTAATGCCCGACATCAGCATGTGCGCAGACGACGAATGCCCATCGCGGGCCGAGTGCTACCGGCACAAGGCCAGCGGGACTGTGCCGAGCGAATATCAGCAGGCGTTCACGGATTTTCAGCGGCAGCCCGACCGGGATCAGTGCCCCTTCTTCTGGCCGGTATTACATACAAAAAGCAATTTTGTAGTGCAAAGCGAACGGGACAAAAGCCATGACTGACACAACCGAACTGGTGGCGAGGCTGCGCGACCAATGGGATATGATCCAGCTTGGCGAGGACGCCTACGAAGCCGCCGACGCCATCGAGCGCCTGACACGCGAGCGGGATGAGGTGCGGGCAGCGGCGCTGGAGGAAGCGGCGGGGGTGGCGGACGATATGGGTCGCGAGGAGCAAACTAACACCCGCGATGTTGACGCCCTTATGCAAGCCTGCGCTCGCGAAGAAATGGGTTATGAAATCGCCGACGCCATCCGCGCACTGAAGGAGCCGACACCATGACTGACCGCGAGAAGCTGATCGAGGCGATGGCGCGGGCTATGCACGACGCGCGACCACCGATGGACGTTGAAGGCAAGCCTCTTGACTTTGAGGATCCGGCCAACTGCACGTCCATGAACTGCACACATGACGCAGCCGCCGCCCTATCCGCAATCGAAGCCATGGGCGCGACCGTGGTGCCGGTGGAGGCGACGGAAGAGATGTCAGAAGCTGGGTGGGTGCGCTTGTGTGATCACACACATTTGACGGCGGAAGACATCTACACCGTCATGATCGCCGCATCACCATTCGCGAAGGAGAATACATGACGGCCAAGCACGACGGCTCTCCGACATGGGGTGAGGTCTACTGGGGCTGGAAGCAACGCGGCTTTCCGCCCGAAGAAGCCGCGCATCAGGCCGATGAGGCAATGCGGCGGCAAGAGCGCGAACGATCCGGCGTTTCCGGACGGTTGAACAGGGCGATGCGACGTAAAATGGCAAAGGAGCCGACATGATCACGGATGAGATGGCCAAGGTCGGCGCGTGCGCTATCTGTGCACGCTTGGGCGAGGCATGGGACGACGCCGACGAAGACACGCGATACCGCTGGAAGTCGATGGCCCGCGCCGCAATCGAAGCCAGCGCCCCTGCTATCAAGGCAGCGGCGTTGGAGGAAGCGGCGAAGGTGGCGGACGACGAGTGCATCACTGCGGACAACGATGTCGAGGAAGCAATGGCATCTGTCGCGATCAAAATCGCCGAAGCCATCCGTGAATTGAAGGACACACCATGACTGACAACGAGTTAGCCCTTCTCGCCAGCCAACGCCTGCCCGGTTTCGAAGCTGTTCGTGTCATAGCGTCTGAACTGCGCGAGGCACGGAAGCGCGTGGAGTATCTGGAGGGCGAGTTGCTACGGGTTAAAGCCGCCGCCACATACGGCGCGAAGACGGTCAAGGAGATGAGGGACGCGCTTTAACACCGATCCGGACAATTTCGACCGGTTAGTCCATATCTGGAGTGATATGCACCGAACGGGTTTACGGGTTGCGGCTAGTCACGCGGCGCTAGGTGATTGATAGCACGCCTGATGTGCCATTCGGCCTTCTGTGCCTGTTCCATTGTGTCGCCCTTCTTGCCAGCCCTTAGAAGGTATTTCAGGGCCGCCGCGATATTGTAAGCTGCTACCGGGTTGCCGTTTTCGGAGACGGCTGACAGCACGTCCTCCATTACGTCAATCGCCTGCCATTTGGCATTCTGGTAGTGATGCGGGTTGATGCTGTCAGTCATTGCGCTTCACCTTCGTCTTTGCGCCACGCTCGAACCTGCTTCGGAGCCAGTCGAGATAGTCCGCGCCTTCCTCGACAGTCGGAGCGCACCAGACCCGCGAGCGGCAATTGTCGGGCTTGGCGGGGTCGATGATAACCATGGCTGACGGGTGGATCTTGCGCGCCCTGAATTGCCCTTGCTTAGCGTAATCGTCAACAACCTTATAGCCGCTCGTTCGGACAAGTTGCGTCACGGTTCCGCATGGCATGACATCGCCGGCATCGGCTCCCATGTGCAGGTGACCGGCCACGACGATATGGTCACGGTGCCCGAATAGCTGCTCACGGGCCAAGCCATGAAGCGGGTTGAACTGGCTGTTGCCTTTGAAGTTGTGGCGGGCGTTGATGCGGGTTTCAACGCCGTTCGGATGGTCCAGCGCGAGCCTTACGCCATGCGGCTGGTCAACGCCTTCCGAGCCTCGCATGATCCAGTCGAGCGGGTCTGATGGCCCAGACCATGCATCATGATTGCCCCTCACCAAGAACAGCCAATTGACGCCAGCGCCCCGTAGCATCCATTCGGCCAGCCGCCATGCGTCCGATACGGTCGTGCCGCTTTCGGCGTAAAGGCGTTGAAGCCTGCCCACCCAGTTGTCAGTTATGTCCCCGATGTTACCCGCAAAGACATATTCAGGCCGCTTGGCAGCGATGGCTAAATGGTCATGCAGCAGCTTGAAATTGCACCCTGAGTTATCAACGTGCGGATCACCGAACACCATCAGGCCCACCGGGCCGGGTGTGTTCAATCGGATGCGGATGAGGTGCGTGGCGTCATCCGCTTCGATGACACGCTCGCTCTCGGCAATGCGCTTTTTTATCAAGTCGGCCAGCGGCAGCTTGCTTGATGGCAGGACGGGTGCAACGAAGGGCCTTGACTGAGACTGAGCCTTGAGCGCTGTGGCCCGGTTCAAGCGGTTGGCAAATGTCTTGCGCGGGATGCCGAGCGCGTTGGCCGCGTGAGTTTGGTTTCCGTTGAACTGTTCAAGTGCGCGAAAAATAGCGTCAACGTCAGCGGCTGAAAGTGACGGTGCGCCCATTAGCTTCGCCACCCCATGATGCGGGCGACAATCTGGTCCCATGCCTCCGGAGGTATGCGGGCTGAACCGCAATACATTCCAGCAGGCCCCACCAGGATAGCGCCGCCAACGGGCAGGAACACCAACGCCGCGCTGGCCGAATTGCTGATCGTGGCAGGCGGGATGCTGTCATAGATAGCTGCGGCTCGTTTAGCCTGTTCCGGTGTCAGGTGGACAATGGCAGCGCCAGCCCGGTCGGCCTGTTCGGTTGCTTGTGCGAGCGTGACGCATTGTGGTGCAGAATTTTGCGCATTTGACCGGCTCGCGACTGTTAGAACGAACAGCAGGACCAGAAACCAAACGATAAAATCCATCGGGCGGGTGACACGACGCATCGGAGGCGTGCCGGGGATGGCGTCTTTGAACATGGGAGTTCCTTTCGGGGGGATGTTCAACGCGGGCTAAAACTGTTGAAAGCCGTCGTCAGCCGTCGATCTGGCCGTTGTCGCGCCAGTGGTCGATTTGCCGTTGCAAGTCGCGCAAAAGCTCAGTCGCGAGACCGTGGCCAAGGTGCTGAGACACGACAGCAAGCCCTGCGTGCATGACACCGGCTGCGGCTATCGGCTGAAGGATGGCGGGGATGATTGCCAGACGGTCGAGAGCGTCCATCGCGTGTTCGTCAGTCTGCGCATCAAGGAAGGTCATCTGGGCGTGAACGTGAGCCACGGCATAAACGCTGCCAGCTTTGCGCTGACGAACCCACCGAGCGCCGCAGCCGTCAGGATAAGCCATCTAGCCCCGCGTGCCTGTTGGAGCAGGTCATGCATGGCCGTAACCTTGGCTGACATGCCGTCCACCGCATCCGTCAAGTGCTTTAGGTCGCTTTCGAGTTTAATCACCCGGTCGCGCGTGTCGGTGCTTTCACTCATTTCGTCACCCTCGACCAGCATCCGGCTTGCACGCCTGCTTCAAAGTGCCTTGAGATCCGCCGCTCGCCGTCGCGGGTTGTGGCCGTGACCGTCATCAGGCTATCGGTGAGCACGCCGCAGGGTCTAATCGTTGGGGCGGACACACACGCCCCGAGCGCGGCTCCAAGCGCCGCCAGCGGCAAAGCAATCGTCAACATTTTGGATGCCTGCATCGGCCTTGTCCTTTGCCTTCTGATTTGCGTCTGTGATGGTTTTGATTGCCTCGGCCTTGCCAGCCTCATAGGCGGCATTCGTCGCGCGCCAGTGGTACAGGCCCGCAGCGACAAGAACGCCGGCCACAAGCCACGCTGTGAGCGGCACGGCACGTAAAAGCGAAAGGGGCATCATTCGTCACCGCCTTGTGGTCCGCGTGCGTCATCCCATCGGGCATAAATGGCCAGCGCCGCACCTGCGAAGATCAGCACGCCGATGACAATGCCAAGAACCGTGCCGGTGCCAAGTGGGCCGGATGCCTGCTCAAGTGCCGTGCGGGTTTCGGAGACGGCAACCGCCGCGCCACCCATCAGGGACACCGCACCACCGGCCATCGTGCGGGACCGTGACAGGTCCGTGACCTTGCGTTCGGTGATGGGTTCTTCCGCCGCAGCCTCGGGCGGGATATTCTTTGCCGGAAAGCTGGCCCAAGGCAGTTGCCAGTGCGGGCCGTCCTTGAATTTCTTCCAGTCGCCGCCCCATTCGATTGGCACGCCTTCGGCCTGTGCAGCGCTTTTGATTGCCCTTGCGAGGGGGTAATACAAAGGCCAATCCCATGACACATTACCGGAAGGATCAATCGGCACGATGTCAACCGCGTGGCCTGTCAGGTGGCGTGAGTTGAGCGTCTTGGATGCGCCACGCTTTACAAGTTCACGCTGCCGGCTGAGTGTGCGTGTTCCTTCGATGACGCGGAACCGGGGTGCGCCTTCACGGGCTGCACGTTCGACAACGCCGACAAGCGCCAGGTGGACGCCTTGCAGCTTATTGTTGGATGAATGATCCAGCTTCCATGCGGTTCTCATGCGTCACCTTTGGTTGATGCTGCGTCCGACTTCGCGAGAAATTGCGCCCCAATTCGGTTCACGTTGGGGTGCTGCACAACCGGCAAGAATGACAGCCAGAAGGCCAATCATTGCCCCCTTGCCAGCCTCACCAACACGGACATGCGGGCCGAGCGTGACGGCTGCCAGAGACGCCGCATAAATGCCGATGGTGATGGGTGTTAGTGCCAGCCAGAAAGGCGAGGCGAACACAGCCAGAGGCAGCGCAAATGCCGTGCCGCTGATGAGCCATGCGAGAGCGTCAGCCCTGTCACGGTGCTTTGGAAATGCGCGGTCTGCCAGTTGCTCAATCGGCTTTTCCCACGCATTCGGCGAACCGGACAGGTCGCGGTCAACCTGCCCTAGTGCATACCAGCGCCCCCATGGCTGAGTGAGCCAAAGCCAGAGGCCACCGGCAACGATAGCCGCCGTGATGATGGGCGAGCCTGCGAACCACGATGCCAGACCAGCGGCAGCGCCGACAACGGGCCGAAGCCAGCCGAGACCGGAGCCACGAACGGCGTTGAGTGCGGCGCATACAAGTGCGGAGATGAGCGCTGTCATGGCTTAAAACCTATCAGTTACCGTTGCGGCAAATGAGAATGCCCGCGCCGTCGCTGTGACGTTGCAAACAGCGGAGACGCGGAAGCCGGTAGCGTTGGCCAGAGCCAATGTTGGCGCGTTAAATCCGGTCATATTGTTGGTGAGGGCAACCGATGGCGTGCCAGTTCGCTTTATGACCCTGTATGGAACCCCAAAGGAGTAGCTTTGCGCGTTTGTCGCGTCGATTGACCAAAGGATTTCAGTCGTTGAAAATGTTTCGTAATACCGCTGACACGCCCGCAAATCGGCATCCCACGCCGGCAATTCCCATGACGGTGCTGCACCGATAGCCAGCGCATCCACATACAAGCCCACGTCGAACAGCTCGAACGTGGCGCTGGCGGTTCCCATGAAGTTGGTCTGGCCGGACGTGGTGAAAAGATCGCCAGCCTGCCATGATCCAGCAGTGGTCTGGAATGTAGTGCCTGCCGCAAGCGTGATGCGCAGATCAAATCCAATGCCGGTATCAGTCAGCCACGTTCCAGATGTGTCTCCGGGAATGACAATCGTGCGAACGAGGTCAGTGTTAATTTCGCCGCCTGCGATTGTGATGGTTGTTACATAAGAGCGATTGAACGCTCCGTTGCACAGTCGCACGCCGAAGGTTCCAGCAAGCGAGGATCGGACACCGAACCGGATAACAATTTGCCGCGCCGATGCCGTGCCGAAGCGCGCATCAGCAACCATCTGGCCTTCGATGTATTGAATGATGGTGTAGCGGTCGCCGGCAGCGATACTGGCGTCTGCCACTTGCGCAGTGTGACGCAACCGGAACGGTGAGCCGCCCGGTGTCGCGCTTGCGACCTGCTGCACTCGAAGCGTGCCGCCCGGCGTTGTCGATAGCCCGACAACCCACTGGTCCACGGTATAAGCCCCGCTAGTCGTCACATCGACAAGCGTCGTGCCGCGCTCCTGGCTGATCTGCATGGCTGGGTTGATGATACGGTTGCGGTAGGTCTCGCCGAGATAGCGAACGTCAGCCGTGATGCGGTTGAGCAGATGCCCGTCAGCGGAAGCAGCCGCACCAGATACAACGCCAGAGAATGTGCCAGTCGTGCCGCTGATGCCGCCCGTGAATGTCGCGCCAGTAAGAGCCGCCTTTTCGGTGTCCAGTTCAGCAATAGCCGCTTGGGTGTTCGTCGCCGCTATATTGCCAGCCGGGGTGAATGGCGTATTCGTCGCGCTGATGCCGAGGTTGGTCCTCGCATCCGCAGCATTGGCCGCACCTGTGCCACCAGCAGACACGGGACGGGCTGCATTGGCATCCGTGACAAGATCGTCTATCGTGGTGTTATAAGCCGCGCTCTGGATGGTTGTTCCAGAGACAACGCTGGGGCTGCCCTTGCTATATATACCGCCGCCGCTTCGAGGCATGGGGTGTCCTTTCAACGAAAAAACCTGCCAGTGAGGCGGGCTGTGAGGTCTGATGGT